ACTGAGTATCCCCCACCGGAGGCTCCGCACAACGGGCCTCCGGCCTTTTTGAAAGGAGGCAGCCGTGAAGAAACCGATCATCACGGTGGATATAGAAACCTACTCGCCGCAGGACATCGCCAAGGTCGGTGCCTACCGATACGCCCAAGACCCAGACTTTCAGATTCTGCTGTTTGGTTTTGCCATAGGCGATGAAGATGCATCGGAGGTAATAGATCTGACAGATCTGCCAGACCCAGGCGCTGTGCTTCGGATGCAGCCGTGGCTGCTGGACGACAGGTACACCAAGCGGGCGCACAACGCCGCCTTTGAGTGGTGGGGCCTGAGCTGGGAACAGCGGGTGCTCTGGCTGCAGCAGTGGGAATGCAGCATGATCCACGCCCTCTACTGCGGCCTGCCCGCCCAGCTGGGTGCGCTGGGTCAGGTACTGCAGCAGCCGGAGGATGCCCTCAAGATGAAAGAGGGCAAGGCGCTGATCACCTACTTCTGCAAACCCTGCAAGCCCACAAAGCGCAATGGCGGGCGCACCCGCAACCTGCCTCAGCACGACCCCGACAAGTGGCGGCTGTTCTGCAAGTACAACGGCATGGACGTGATCGCAGAGCGGGCCAACGACCGGAAGCTGGCCCCCTGGCCGGTTCCCGAGAGCATCATGCAGCAGTGGCGGGAGGATGTGGAGATGAACGCCCGGGGCGTGGCAGTGGATATGGCCCTGGTAGAGGGAGCCCTCGCCTGCTCTGCGCTGATCACGGAGGAGCAGACCGCTGAGAGCAAGACGCTGACCGGGCTGACCAACCCCGGCAGCCGTGCCCAGCTCCTCGGCTGGCTCCACAACCGGGGCATAGAGCTGCCGGGGCTGACAAAAGAGGATGTGACCCACGCGCTGGCCGGAGAGCTGCCCAGCGACGTGCGCAGGGTGCTGGAACTCCGGCAGCAGCTGGGCAAGACCAGTAACACCAAGTACGAGACCATCGCAGCCAGCGCAGGCCCTGACCACCGGGTACGGGGAACCCTGCAGTTCTACGGGGCCAACCGGACAGGGCGCTGGGCCGGGCGATTGCTTCAGGTGCAGAACCTGCCCCGCACTTACCTCGACCATCAAGCTGAGTGGCGCAGCGTTGTAAAGCTACACGACCCCGAGGCGTTAGCTTTGCTGACCGACAATGTGTCCGACACTCTGAGCCAGCTGATCCGCACAGCGCTGGTGCCCGGCAAAGGGTGCACCTTCGTAGATGCCGACTTCTCGGCCATCGAGGCCCGGCTGATCGCATGGCTGGCCGGTGAGGAGTGGGTGCTGGACGTTTTCCGCACCACCGGCAAGATCTACGAGGCCACCGCAGCCCGCATCTTCGGTGTGCCATTCGACAGCATCGTCAAGGGCAACCCCAACTACAAGTACCGCCAGCGCGGTAAAGTGGCAACGCTGGCTCTGGGCTACCAGGGCGGTGTGGGCGCTATGAAACGGATGGGCGGCGATCAGCTGGGCCTGGACGACGACGGCCTGATGGACATCGTCCGGCGCTGGCGCAGGCAGAACCCCAGCATCTGCAAGCTCTGGGATACGATGCAGAAAGCCGCCGTGCGCACCATCCGCACCGGCAGGACTACCGTACCCCGAGTAGGGGTGACGCTCCGCAAGGAGCTGGCCCTCGGGTTCCCCTTCCCGTTTCTGACCATGCAGCTGCCCAGCGGGCGCAAGCTCTTCTACGCCGACCCCGGCACCACGCCGGATGACCGCATTACTTATAAGGAGTGGGACACGGGCAGCTGGCGGGAAGCCGAGACCTACGGTGGCAAGTTGACCGAGAACCTCACCCAAGCTGTAGGCCGAGATTGCCTGGCTTTCGCGCTGGACAACCTCCGACGGGCTGGGTACCAGGTGGTGTTCCACGTCCACGACGAGGTCATCATCGAGCTGCCGACCACGCAGGACGCAGAGGCCGCGTTGGACAACGTGGTACGCATTATGAGCATTGTGCCGCCCTGGGCCGAGGGGCTGCCCCTGAACGCGGCAGGCTGGCACGGTGACTTCTTTACAAAGGACTGAGGACGATGAACGCAACGACATTTGAAAAGGCGGCGGGGTACGCCGTCGCCCAGGACACTGCGCTGACCCGGCTCCAATCAGAGCGTGATGCCCTTCAGGACGCACATCGAATCAAGGAGGCGCATGGCGTGACACTGGCGATGCAGATTCTGCGCCGGATGGAAGTACATATAATCCCGCAGGCCGAATGGAAGGAAAGCAGACGATGAGCAAGACTTATCCACCCGACAACTCAGATGTGTGCCCCTGCACCTGCGGGGCCCTGCCCCACGGTGTCGGGGTGAGGACTGACAGGACGGTCGGGCTGACCAAGTACCGCAAGAGCAGCAGGTACGCCAGCGACGGCGGCTGGTCGGTGGTCTGCACCCGCTGCGGCAGGGTCGGCGAGCGCGGCAGCACGCAGATCGAAGCAAAGGCCAGATGGAACGCAAAGCGGTACAAGTATGGCCCGCTGAAAGAGGAGGACAAATGAGCGCTACACCAATTGAGATCAGCGTGGGCGGCAGCCGATGGGCATCCAGCTGGGCGCAGGATCTTATGACCTGGGAGGACTTCACCGAAAGCCTGTCGGCCCGGATGTACAACAACGCCGGCACTGAGACCCACGCCGAGTACATGGCCCTGCCCAAAGCCGAGCAGGACAAGCGGAAAGACGTGGGCGGCTTTGTGGGCGGCAGCCTGCGGGACGGCCTGCGCCTCCGCGGCTGCTGCACCGGGCGCAGCCTGATCACGCTGGACATGGACAGCTGCGCCCCCGGCAGCACACAGCAGTGGGTGGCCGTCATCAAGGCCCTGGGCACAGCAGTGGTCTATTCCACCCGGAAGCACGACCCGGAGCACCCGCGCCTGCGGGCCATCTTCCCCACCGACCGCGTGATGCAGCCGGAAGAGTACCAGCCCTGCGCCCGGATGGTGGCCCAGATGCTCGACCCCACCATGCAGGTGTTCGACAAGACCACCTTTGAAGCCGAGCGCCTGATGTACTGGCCCAGCCGCAGCAGCGACAGCCAGTGGGTCTGCGAGGCCACCGAGGACGGTGACCGGATCAGCGTGGACGACACCCTCTGGCTTTACGAGGACTGGCACGACGTGCGCCAATGGCCCGCCTGCTCCGCTGAGACGGTCAAGCTGCCCGGCGGCAAGCAGGCCGATCCCACCGCCAAACAGGGCGTGGTGGGCGCTTTCTGCCGGACTTACGACGTGCCCGCAGCGATTGAGAAGTTTCTCCCCGGTGTGTACGTGGATGCAGGCGCAGGCCGCCTGACCTACGCCGCAGGCAGCACCACGGCGGGCGCGGTGCTTTACGACAAAGGCAACTTCATCTACAGCCACCACAGCACCGACCCCGCAGGCGGCAAGCTGCTGAATGCCTGGGATTTGGTGCGAATCCACCTCTTCGGTCAGCTGGATGCCGATGCCGCGCCGGGCACACCCGCAGCGTCCCTCCCCAGCTGGCAGCAGATGCGGGCCCTGGCCGAGAGCGACGGCCCCACAGCGGCCCTGCTGCGGCAGGAGACCGTAGACCACGCGATGGAGGGCTTCGAGCCGCTGCCCGAGGAGGACACCGACCCGGACAAGTGGCAGGAGAAGCTCGACCGCACCCAGAAGGGCGCGATTGCCTGCACCATCCAGAACGCGTGGCTCATCCTCGAGCATGACCCGGTGCTCAAAGGCCGGATCTGGTCGGACACCTTCTCGGAACGGCTGCGGTGCAAGGGCCCCTTCCCCTGGAGCGACAAGACCCAGGAGCGGGACTGGAGCGACGAGGACGACGCTGGCGTGCGCTGGTATCTGGAGACAGCCTACCACTTCAGCGGGGTCAACAAGGCTGCCGACGCGGTGGCGCTGACCGGAGGCCGCCACGCCAAAGACCCGGTGCGGGAGTACCTGAGCGGGCTTACATGGGACGGCACCGAGCGGCTGGACACTCTGTTCATCGACTACTTAGGCGCGGAGGACAGCAGCTACACTCGCGCGGTCACCCGGAAGATGTTCGTTGCTGCGGTGGCCCGGTGTTTCCGCCCAGGCTGCAAGTTCGACCAGATCTGCATCCTCAGCGGCAAGCAGGGCATCGGCAAGAGCCTGCTCCTCAGCCGGATGGGCAAGGAGTGGTTCAACGACAGCATCACCAGCTTCGACGGCAAGGAGGCCCGGGAGAACCTGCGGGGTGTCTGGATCGTAGAGCTGGGCGAAATGACGGCTTTCAGCAGGAGCGAATCCGAAGCAGCCAAGCAGTTCCTGAGCCAGACCGAGGACAGATACCGGGCCGCTTATGGCCGGAGAACGGTGCAGTACCCCCGCAGGTGCGTGTTCTTCGGTACCTCTAACAGCTCCGATTTTCTCCGCGATGCCACCGGCAACCGCCGATACTGGCCCATAGATTGCAGCTACGGGCGGCGAACGCGGGTCGTTCATGACGACCTGACCCCCGCAGAAGTGGATCAGCTGTGGGCCGAAGCGGTGGCCCGATTCAACGCGGGAGAGGAGCTGATCCTCCGGGATGAGCTGCAAAAGGCCGCTCTGGCAGAGCAGCAGGCGCACACCGAGCGCGATCCCTGGGAGGGCAGCATTCTCGATTTTCTGGACAAGACGGTTCCCCTGGACTGGGCCAAGCGCAGCATCGACGAGCGGATCTGCTGGTGGGAAAACGGCCCCACGGACCTGGAGGCCCCCACCCAGAGACGCACCACCGTGTGCGCCAACGAGCTCTGGAGAGAGTGCATCGACCGCACCGGCAGAGACCCTGACCGGGTGCAGGCCAAGCGGATCAATGCCGTGCTGAATAGCCTCCCGGGGTGGGCTCCGGGCAAGTATCCCCAGCGCTGCGGGCCCTACGGAATGCAGCGTATCTGGCGCAGAAAATCGGAGTAATTACCCGCCCAAAAACGAGCATACAGAACCCGCCGAAACCGCTTTGAGAAACATACAGAGCATACAGAGCAGGTCGGCGGAACCGAGCATACAGAGAACTTGGCAAACATTAAGAGAACCGAAGAAAACAAGAGCCGCAGCAGCGGTCAAAACATACACAACATACAGCCAACATACAAAGGCCAAAAAGTTTGTATGCACGAAAAAGTGAGCATCCATGCGGATTTTCAGGCCAAAACATACTCAACATACACACTTTTCCTCCTTAAAGGGAAAAATCAAAGGAAATAAGAGCGCACGCGCATACACGTAAGAGCTTTATATTCTTCGCGTGAGGGTTTTATAGGATTTGAGTATGTTTTTGTATGTTTGTATGTTCAGCCCAAGCACGAAAGGAGAAACTAAAATGCCGACAAATAAGCCCCTCGAGAAGAGCATCGAAAACGTCCTGCGCAAAGCCGTGGAGGACGAGGGCGGGGTGTGCCTGAAGTGGGTGTGCCCGGGGCACAGAGGTGTGCCTGACCGGATGATCCTCTTCCCCGGCGGCATCATCGCTTTTGTGGAGCTCAAGCGCCCCGGGGCAAAGGTCAAGGCGGGAGGATTGCAGGAGTGGTGGCGGGAGAAGATCCAGAGCTTCGGCTTCCCCTGCCACGAGGTTAACGACAAATACCAAGCGCAGCAGTTGGCCGCAGACCTCAGCGCCGAGAGCCTCCGGCGGCAGACGGAAGATGAAGAGGCTATGAAAGCATGGCACTTCATCGGAGACCACAGCGAAGGGCCTGACGATGAGGAGAGCGACGACTGACACGCTGCCCTAAAAGAAACGGAGGTCAAAGCAATGCAGCAGTTTCACCCGCACCTATATCAGCAGGCGGGCATCGAAGCGATCCTCGAGAAGCCCGGGGTGGCGCTCTGGATGGAGATGGGCCTGGGCAAGACGGTGGTCACGTTGACCGCCATCGACCAGCTGATCTACGACCGGCTGGAGATCAGCAGAGCGCTCATCATCGCCCCGAAGAAGGTCGCAGAGGCGACGTGGCAGGATGAGGCAGAGAAATGGGAGCACCTGCAGCACCTGCGCATTTCCACTGTGCTGGGCACAGAGAAGCAGCGCAAAGCCGCACTGGAAGCCCCAGCGGATATTTACATCATCAACCGCGAGAACGTCCCCTGGCTGGTTCACACACTGGGCCGGAGCTGGAACTTTGACATGGTGGTTCTGGACGAGGCATCCAGCTTCAAGAATTACGCCGCCCAGCGGTTCAAAGCCCTCAAGGCGGTGCGCCCCCGCATCCACAAAGTGGTCGAGTTGACCGGCACGCCAAGACCCAACAGCCTGCTCGACCTCTGGGCCCAGATCTACCTGCTCGACCAGGGGGAGCGGCTGGGGCGGTACATCACCCACTATCGCAAGAACTACTTCTGGCCCACCGAGTACAGCTACGAGCCCCGGGACGGTGCCGCTGAAGCGGTGGAGAGCCGCATCAAGGACATCGTCCTGAGCTTCAAAGCCGCCGACCACCTGACCCTGCCGGAGAAGATCACCGACGACATCCCCGTGGTGCTGGACAAGCCCGCCAAGGCGGCCTACAAGAAGCTGGAGAAGAACTACCTGCTGGAGGTGGACGGCGAGACCATCACCGCCCAGCAGGCGGCCACCCTGACCGGCAAGCTGCTTCAGCTGTGCAACGGCAGCCTGTACGATGAGGACGGCACGGTGCACCAGATCCACCGGTGCAAGCTGGATGCTTTCGACGAGCTCATCGACGCGCTGGACGGCCAGAGAGCCCTCGTGTTTTACGGTTTCCGCTTCGACGAGGAACAGCTCACCGAGACCCTGAGAGCCCGCCACAAGGGCCTCAGATTCGCCGTGCTGCGCTCCGGGCAGGATGCCGCAGACTGGAACACAGGAAAGCTGGACGTTCTGCTGGCCCAGCCTGCCAGCTGCGCCTACGGGCTGAACCTGCAGCAGGGCGGTCACCACCTGATCTGGTACAGCCTGCCCTGGAGCCTGGAGCTTTACGCCCAGGGCGAAGCACGGCTCTACCGCCAGGGCCAGACCCAGAGCGTCATCGTTCACCGGCTGATCGTCAAGGGCGGTGCCGACGAGATGGTGGTCAAGGCACTGAACCGCAAGGACACCGACCAGAACAGCCTGATGCAGGCCGTCAAGACCCACATCAAGGCGGCGCAGAGAGGAGACAGCAAGTGAGTATTCGGGCATTCCGCAGACTTCCCCGCACCCAGCGGCGGGGCTTCATTGACACGATCACCGACCCACTGACCCGCCGGGCCTTCGAGATCGTTTTTCTCGGGCCGGGCAAGGTCAGCTGGCAAAAAGCGGCACTGCTCTACGGTGGCGGCATATCCCCTGAGACCTTGCGGGTCTGGACCTGGAAGGAGCTGCAGCGCCTCTGAGAGCCGCGCAGCACCCAAGGCGGCAAAACTTCCCGCAACGCACTCAAGAGCCCCGCACAGAAGCCCGCAGGGGCCGCTGTGCGCAAGTCATAACGTTTTCACAGCAAAACCCATGCTATGCTCTTCTGGATAACACACAGGAGGACAGAGCATGGGTTTTTCTAACGAGAGGATGAGGACAGGGCAGCTGGTGAACTGGTTCCTGCTGGACGGCCTCGAGCTGACCCCGGCGGGATACCCTGTCACCCAGGCCCTGTCACTGCCCTTCGGGGTTGACCACCTGATCGGCTTCAACGAGCTTCTGACCTGCAAGCACCCGGAGAACGCAGGCGTGCACTTCTTCCTCGACGACTACCAGTTCGAGCGATTCTGGAGGATGCCGGAGCGGTACCTCTACGCCCTGGAGAAGTGCCAGCTGGTCATCGGCCCGGACTTCTCGCTTTACACCGACTTCCCCGCGCCCATCCAGCACTGGAACCACTACCGGAACCAGCTGCTGACCGCATGGCTTCAGCACAACGGTGTCTGCACCATCCCCACCGCAAGCTGGTCGGACGAGGACAGCTTCCGCTGGTGCTTCGACGGCATCAGCAAGGGCGGCGCAGTGGCTGTGAGCACGGTGGGATGCCTGGTGCACAAGGACGCACTGCAAGGGCTCCTGCGCGGCGTGGCGGAGCTGATCCGGCAGACCGAGCCGGAGGAGCTGCTGGTCTACGGCAAAGTGCCGCAGGAGATGGCAGCGATGCTCCGGGAGCACAACGTAGCCTGGCAGGCATTCCCGCACAGCATGGCGGCCCGCGTCAGGGCCAGAGAGGAGGCGCAGTAATGGGCGGCAGAGGCAGCAGCATGAAAGGTTCCCAGGGCATGGGAGGCGGCGCAGGAGCGCCCGCAGCAGCCGCACAGGCAATGCCCACGATTCAGGCGGCACCTGCTGTTCAGGCAGCACCGGCAGTTCAAGCAGCGCCCCAGCAGGCAGGCCCGCCCACCGGTGCAAACGGCTTCGACCACCTGACACCGCAGCAGGTCTCCGCGATGGAGAGCGCCGCACAGCGGCAGATGATGCGTGACCCGGCACTGGCAGCAGGCGTGACCGACTACATCAACCCGGTCATGCAGAGCAACGGCAAGGCGTTGAGCCAGAACGCCAACTGGGCAGCAGCCAACGGGCTGCCCCTGACCAAGCGGCAGCAGGCCATGATGGACGCAGTGGACAAGCTGGCAAAGCCCATCGGGCAGGAAACCACCCTGTACCGCGCCGACCACGACGATTTCCTGAAGCGCCTGAAGATCAACAACTACCAGAGCATGAGCGACAGCCAGCTGCGCAAGGCGCTGGTGGGCAAGACATGGACGAACGACTGTCTGGAGTCCACGGCCTACGACAGCCGGGACAACCCCTTCTGGCCGCAACCCGGCGGCCCTGATGCAGATGAGTGATCAGGATGCGCTGGATACGGTCAAGGCGATTGCTGCGCAGCCCATCGCAACGGATGGCACCCAGAATGACACCTTCTGTCAGCGCTGGCTGAACGCTATCGGGCTGGCAGACGAGATGCCTGAAGTTCTGGATGACGTAGCTTTCGGCAAGGCCCGCCGCAAAGCAGGCGCGAACAAACTGTACCACAGCGATATGCCCTATGACGGTAAGGCTGCGACAGCAGTAAAAACCCTGCAGCAGCTGCAGACCGGTGCAACCGCATACGCATCCTGCGGCACCCACGGAAGCGGCACCTACCTCGATCCTGACGCAGCAAGCAACGTCCGAAATTATGCAGGCTACAACGGCTCTCAGGTCAAGATGTTCCTGAACAAGAACGCAAAGATTGCAACCTCTTCGGATTTGTTCCAGGCGCGGGCCAATTTCCAGGCAAAACACCCTAAAACCCACAAATACCTTATCAGCAACCACACCGGCACCGGATGGGGCGCTAGTGAGTTAAAAACTATCTGGCTGACCAGCTCCGGGTATAACGCCTACGACGCAGGCCACTACAAAGTGGCGTATAGCCGTAAAGCCCTGACGATCTGTAAGACGATCAAGGGCAAACAGCAGGTCACCTCGAACTGGTAAAGGAGTTTACACATGAGCGAAAAAGAGACGTTGCAGCGCCGTTCTTCGGATGAAGCTCTGGCGCGGATTGACCGCCGCGAGGCCGAGCTTCGCAAGAAAGCCAAGACCCCCGGCGAGCTCCGGGAATGCCGCTCCAGGGCAGCCATGGAGTGGGATGCTCACATCGGGCTTATTGAAAAGCGCGACCTTCCCAAGGGCTGGAAAGACCCCTACGCCAAGCTGGACAAGGCCGCAAAGGCCAAGCCCAAGACCGCCAAGGCGAAAGCCAAAAAGTAAGTCGTAACGTTTTGCCATAGGTTCTCTGGTACAATTGCCAGAGAGCCTATTTTTATTTGTCCGGAGGGATTGCATGGAGAGCGTGAAACACCAAATCGAGTACAAACGGCTGGACGAAATCCGCCCCTATGACAATAACCCCCGGCGCAATGACGAGGCCACAAAAGCCGTCGCCAACAGCATCAAAGAGTTTGGCTTTCAGTCCCCCATCATCGTGGACAGGGACGGCGTGATCATCGCAGGGCACACCCGGTACAAGGCCGCCCGGCGGCTGAAGCTGCAGGAGGTGCCGGTCATTGTTGCGGCAGAGCTCGACCCGGAAAAGGTCAAGGCTCTGCGCATCGCAGACAACTCCACCGGCGAGGTCGCCGAGTGGGATTTGCAGCTTCTGGTGCAGGAGCTGACCGGCATCGACTACAACATGGCCGACTTTGGCCTGAACCTCCAGATCAAGATCGATGAGGAAGTCAAAGAGGATGACTTCACCGCAGAGCCCCCGGAGCAGCCGGTCACCCAGCGGGGTGACATCTGGCTGCTGGGCGACCACCGGGTCATGTGCGGCGACAGCACCAGCCCGCAGGACGTGGAGCAGCTCATGGACGGTCAGCTGGCTGATCTGCTGCTCACCGACCCGCCCTACAACGTGAACTATCAGGGCTCGAACGGCAAGAAGATCGAGAACGACAACATGGCAGAAAGCCAGTTCCGGCAGTTCCTGCTTCAGGCATATAGTCGGGCCTTTGAGGCCTGCCGCACCGGTGCCAGCGCGTACATATTCCACGCAGACACGGAGGGCGAGGCCTTCCGGGCCATGTTCCGGGAGGCAGGCTGGGGCCTGCACGGGTGTCTGGTCTGGGTCAAGAACAGCCTCGTTCTCGGCCACAGCGACTACCAGTGGCAGCACGAGCCCTGCCTGTATGGCTGGAAGCCCGGCGCAAACCACTACTTTGTCAACGACCGCAGCCAGACCACTGTCATCGACGACGCAAAGCCGGACGACCTGCGGCACATGAAGAAAGACCAGTTGCTGGAGTGGGCCATCAAAGCCCAGGAGCTGCTGACCCAGAAGCCCAGCAGCGTGATCCGCTGCGACAAGCCGCCCCGCAATGCAGAGCACCCCACCATGAAGCCGGTGGTGCTCTGCGGCAGGTTGATCAAAAACAGCTCCCTGCCTGGGCAGACCGTGCTCGATCTGTTCGGCGGCAGCGGTTCTACGCTGATCGCTTGTGAGCAGCTGAGCCGGAAGTGCTACACCATGGAGTACGACCCGCGCTATGTGGACGTGATCGTCCAGCGCTGGGAGGACTTCACCGGTGAAAAGGCCGTCCGTCTGAAATAACCATTCCCCTGCCGGGGCCGGTTTTCTACTCCTTTCCCGCCCCGGCATTTTTCATAGCCAAAACGGTGCACACTCGGGTCATCCTCCGCCCGTAGGGTTCCTCCAGAGTGGAACCAGTGTGCGCCGTTTTCTCATACGGAGGTGAAACCATGGCACGAGAATCCCAAATCGGAAAATGGAACAGCCCCAGCGGGCTGCTGCGCCTGCAGCGGCTGGCAATGCACGGCCTGACGCAGGCGGAGATCTGCGAGCAGATCGGCGTGCCGGTGCGCACTTTCCGGCGCTGGTGCACCCAAGACCAGCGCATCAAGCAGGCGATCAGCATAGGCGCAGAGGCCGCGCTGGCCAGCGTGGAGAACGCTCTTTTCAAGAAAGCCCAGAGCGGAGACCTGGGCGCAATGTGTTTCTTTTTGAAAAACCGTGACCCCGAGCACTGGAGCGAGCACCCAGAGCTGCGCGGCTACGATGGAAAGGTGGTGTTCGTGGATGACATACCAAAGACGGCAGCCCCCAAACCTGCTCAAGCAGCAGCTGAAACTCAGCAGCCTGATCATCCCTGAATACTACGCCGCCCACACCGCCATCTGGTCAGGTGAGTATAACGAGTATCTGGGCGATGGTGGGCGCGGCAGCTTGAAGTCCACCTTTGCAGCCACCGAAGTGGTGCTGCTCGTCATGCGGGTGCCGAACATCCACGCGGTCGTCCTGCGCAAGGTCGGCAACACCATTGCCACCAGCGTCTGGCCGGAGTACAACCGCGTGATCGACCGGATGGGCATCCGGCATCTCTGGAAGCAGACCAAGAAGCCATACACTCTGACCTATGTTCCCACCGGGCAGACCATCCAGTTCTACGGTCTGGACGACCCCGGCAAGTTGAAATCCATCGCTGTTCCGTTTGGCTATTTCGGTGTGATGCACTTTGAGGAGTTCGACCAGTACGATGGCCCCGAAGAAATACGAAATGTAGAGCAGTCGGTGTTCCGTGGCGGCCCCTTCAGCTTTTCCTTCAAGACCTTCAACTCCCCCGCCATGGCGCGGCATTGGGTCAACCGGTACAAACGGGAGGCAAAGCCGAAGCAGTTCCGGCATCACACCACCTACCTGACCACCCCGCCTGAGTGGTTGGGCCCCCGCTTCTATGATGACGCAGAGACCCTGAAGCAGCGCGACCCGGTGGCCTACGCCCACGAGTATCTGGGCGAGGTGGTGGGCTGCGGCACTGCCGTGTTTGAGAATTTGGAGCTGCGGCCCATCACCAGTGAGGAGATCGCGGGCTTCGACCGCCGCTACTACGGCCTGGACTTCGGCTGGTATCCCGACCCAAACCACTTCGGCGGCATGGCCTATCAGCACGCCCAGCAGACCCTGTACATCTTCGAGGAGCACAGGGCACAGAAGGAGACCGATGCCCAGCTGGCCGAGGCCCTGCGCCGACACCTGCACGACGAGATCATCGGCGACAGTGCAGCCAATCGCTCAATCGCTACACTGCGCGATCTGGGCTTTGACCGGCTGCGGGGCTGCCGGAAGTACGCAGCACACGGCGGCACGTCCGTCACCGACGGCATGAAGTGGCTGCAAAGCCGCGCAAAGATCGTCATTGACCCCCAGCGCTGTCCGTGGACGGCCCGGGAGTTTTCCGAGTATGAGTATGCCATCGACAAAAAGACCGGCGACGTGATGCCGGGGTATGTTGATGCAGCGAACCACAGCATCGATATGACACGCTACGCCATGGAGCCCGTCTGGCAAAAGAGAGGTGTTCAAAACGCATGATAAACCACGCAGATATTGAGAATATCATCGGTTGCAAGACCCTTGTCACTGACCGGATGCAGCGTGCTATCGAGGATTGGTACGATGCAGCCATCAACGGCCTGCCGCTGGACAAAAACCCGGAGACCCTGACCCTCGACCTGCCCGCGCTGATCTGCGCCGAGCTGGCCCGGCTGACGACCCTCGAGCTGGAAGCCACAGTGGAGGGCAGTGACCGCGCGGATTGGATCAACACCCGGCTGCAGCGGGTGCTCACGCCCCGCAAACGGCGCATTTTTACGGTGGCGCTGGCCCTGGGCAGCGGCATCTGGAAACCCTACCAGAGCGGCAACAAGCTGGGCATCTCTTTTGCAAACGCAACCCGGTACTTCCCGGTCGCCCACGATGTCGAGGGCAGTTTGACCGAGGGCGTGTTCATCGACACCATCCAGGAGGACGACAGCTACTACCACCGTTTGGAGTGGATGCACGTTCTGGAGCGCCGACAGGATCTGCGAGATGCCGAGCTGGCGCAACTGGAGGACTATGACCTCGCAGCACCTACACAGTTTCCCTGCATCAAGGTGGTAAACCTTGCCTTCCGCAGTGCGACCCAGGACAGCCTCGGCAGCCCGGAGGATCTGAGCATCCGCCCGGAGTGGGACGAGATCGAGCCCGTAGCCTATCTGACCGGGCAGGAGACGCTGCCCGTGGGCTATTTCGTGACCCCTATCGTCAACAGCGTTGATCCCGATAGTGAGCTGGGGGCTGCCGTGTTCGAGCCCGCCCGCAGGCAGATCATTGATGCCGACGAGCAGTACACCCGGCTGGACTGGGAGTACGAGGGCGGAGAACTGGCCGTGGACACCGACGAGAAGTTCCTCAAGCCCAGCGCCACCGGGCAGCAGCTCTCCAAGGCGCAGGCGCTGAAGGAATACGGCGTACCGCCGGAAGCCATTGACCACACTGCCCCGCACCACAGAGAGCGGCTGTTCCACGGCATCAACGTCAACACCGGCATCACCGACAGCACCCCTTTCTATCAGGTGTTCTCCCCCGCCCTGCGGGACGGAAGCTACCTGACCGGTCTGAACCAGTATCTGCGCAACGTGGAAAGCCATGCGGGCCTGAGCTTTGGTGTGATCTCGCAGGTAGCGGACGTAGAAAAGACCGCCACCGAGATTGTCAACAGCAAGCAGAAGCTGTACGCCACGGTGTCCGACCTTCAGGCAGCACTGGAGGACGCGCTGCGAGGGCTGATCAGTGCCTTAGACTATTGGGCCGACCACATCCCCGGAGCGCCGGGCAAGGGCAAGCTGAACATTGCCTTCAAGTGGGATGACAGCATCATCCTCGACCGGCTCACCGAGATGGCCCAGTGGCAGCAGGAGGTCAGCATGGGTCTCCGCAGCAAGGCAGAGTACCGGATGCACTTCTTTGGTGAAGATGAGGAGACCGCTACACAGGCAGTGCGGGCCATTCAGCAGGAGGCCGGGGCTGCGGATATCTTGAAGGGAGTGCTGGACAATGGCGACGGCTAAAACCAATAGGGCCCTGCAGGCCGAGCGGATGGCGCAGGCAGCTGACCGGCTGGATTTTCTGGCAGCCAACGCCCGCATTTTGCGAGACCCCGCTGTGTGGGGCCAGTATCACGAGGCAGTACACACCGCCGAGCTTCTGGGCTTCACGGTGACCCAGACAGGCGGCAAGCATGAGGTGCACCCATGCTGACACCGGACGAGGTCAACGGCTATGCCGGGCTCATGGCAGCACCGTGGGACGAGCTGAGCGAGCGCATCCTGCGTGACATGGTGCGCCGGATCGTCAAGACCGGCAGCGTTACGGCAACCGCACAATGGCAAAGCTACCGCGCCCAGGCGCTGGGAGCCAGCCGTGCATACCTCCTCCAGCAGATGCAGGCCATCGTGCAGCAGCTGGGGCCTCAGGAGGCCGCTGTGTTTGCCCAGGCAATGAAACAGGCCTACGGCATCGACGCGCAGGATGCAGCCGCAGCGGGCCGCTCTCTGGCCCCTCTTGGCGAGAGTGAAGAGGCCCAGCAGATCATCCAGAGCGGCTATCGGCGCACCATGAACACCCTGTACAATCTGACCCAGACCCGGGCCGTGATGGGCAACCAGAACATGGTGGAGACCACCCAGCGGCAGCTGGCGTATTACCTCGACATGGCCCACGCCGATGCCGTCAGCGGAGCGTTCAGCTCGGACGATTCTGCCAGGCGGGCGCTCAACGAGCTGGCGGCCAAGGGCGTGGGGGCCATCACCTATCCCAGCGGCCACATGGACAGTCTGGATGTGGTGGTTCTTCGGGCCACCCGCACCGGTATCAACCAAACCGCCGGAGAGATCACCCGCTTTAACGCGGATCAGTTGGAGTGCGACCTGATGGAGCTGGATGCCCACGTTGGTGCGCGCACCGGGGACGGCGGGCAGAACCTGACAAACCACAGCTGGTGGCAGGGCCAGATCGTCAGCCGGAGCGGCAAGCACGGCTACCTCTCACTGGACGACATCGGCTACGGAGACGTGCGCGGCTTTATGGGGGCCAACTGCGCTCACAACTGGAGCATGTACTGGGAGGGCGCAAGTGTGCGAAGCTACACGCCCGAGAGGCTGGCCGCAATCAACGCAGCTACTGTAACCTACAACGGCAAGGAGATCGGACGGTACAAGGCAACCCAGATGCAGCGTGCCCAGGAGCGCCAGATCAGGGCCGAGAAACGAGCCTTTCTCGTAGCCAAGGAAAGCGGCCAGAAGGACACAGAAAAGGCCGCAGCGGCAAAGCTGGCGGCCTCTCGCGCAAAGTTAAAAGACTTCCTCAGTCAGACAGGGCTGCACCAGTACCAGCTGCGAGAGAGCGTGCCCGGCTTTGGCCGCAGCGAGGCCTCCAGCGCAGCAGCCCAGGCGAGAAAATGAGCCGTGCTGGACTTTCTGAAAAGGCCGTGTTATACTTCAGGCCAGAATAAAGGAGGTCTCACCCTATGAAAATCAAGAACCGTATCCGGGCAGGCATCGTCCTGCTCGCGCTGGCCGTCAGCTTGACCGCCTGTGGCAGCAGCGTGGCATCCAGCGTCCCGGCCAGTTCCGTGGCCGAGAGCACCGCACCAGAGGCAGAACCCGCCAGCACAGAATCCTCGCCGCTGGATGGCATCAGCTTTAGAGCGGATAAAGTCCGGAATGATACCACCGGGAAATGGCGTATTTCGCTGATCGCAGAGAACATCGACATGAGCGAGTATGCCCTGGACTACTACAAGCAATATTTCACGGACGACAGCGAGATTCACTTCATCGTCAACTTCAACTACAACACGACCACCAAAATCATGGTGATGGGCGGCGACCTGGACGTAACCGTACAGGAGTACGTTGCCAAGGAAGAGCACGACGCAAAGATGCTGGGCAGCGGAACTGTGCTGGCCGAATATTTTGTGAACATCGAAACCGGCGAGCTCGAGAAAGTCCGATAAATAAAACAGCGAAAACGCCCTGAAGGAATGCACCTCCATAACGCGCACATACGAACTCAATGTGCGGCTCATCAAGATGTGTTTCGTGATGACAGTAGAAAGGCCCGTAGGTTAAACGCCTACGGGCCTTTTCTGTTACTTATTTACCGGCTCTGCGTAACCCATCAGCCCTATAATACACCATCCGCTGAATATACGCAGAATCATCAGCAATGGCTCGCACAGAAGTATTATTGGACTGAATCTGAAATGCGCCAAGTATAAATTTTTGCAAGCTATCCACGCTATACTTCTGCACATTCACGCCGAAAAAATTAACCAGTATATCAATGACGGTTTCTTCGTGCTGTGAAAACTGACACGGATAAACCTTATGCTCTGGAATGAAGTACACCCAGAAAGTAAACCGCATCTTGTCGTATCCCGCTTTCAAGTCGAGGCAAACCGTATCTGTTTTCAAAAACCGAATCGCCTGATCCGTCAGCCGATTCAGCTCCCGTTCTCCGATGGTACATCCATCCGGGAATAGTTCTTCCATGAACTGCTGAAAACGCTGATCCCCAGATTTCCCGTCAAACACATCATGCCAAACTGAGCCGTACTCCTTCACCAGTTCTTCTTTTCGCTCAAAAAGAATTGTACAGGCCAGCTTAACAAAGTTTGCAGGCGAATCGACCTTAAAATGTAAAGATTCCATCATTTCACCCCTTATACATCCCTACCGATTGAATGGTATGCGAACCAGTGACCGCGCCGCTCAGCCTGACCCTCGTGCCAGAACTGACCGCCCATCTCCGCACGGAATCCACGCATCACTGATCGCCTCCCTTATAGTCCACCACGTAGCCGTTATACACGAAGTGCTCTGCCGCCATGGCAGCATCCAGAATCCGGTCTGCATACTCGGCAGCCTCCTCCGGGCTCTTGGTTCCGAGGGAGGCCCACTGGACACCCATCTTCACCGGGGTACCCTGCCGAGCAAAGTTGCAGTTGTGGATCTGGATGCCGTCCTCCGCAGAGAACTGCGCCTGAAGTGCATCCAGCGCTTCGCCGTACACCTTCCAGTTGACTTTCTTCATAGATCAGCCCTCCTCAATTTGCCTTAATCAGAATGCCGTTGTCCAATGCGAACCACACACCATCGTCCTTCTGCACGGTCTTGCAACCCTGTGCCCGGAGCAGCTCCCGCATCTTCGACAGCTGGTGCTCGGTGCACTGCATCCAGAAGAATCCGGCGAAGTTGAACCACTCGCTGCTCTGGATATTGACGTGCTGGGCTTCCGCATAAATGCGGTTGAATGCGCTTGTTTTCATAGATCAGCCCTCCTTTACCAGTTCATAGTGTTTGATGCTGCCGTCCACGAATCTCCGGCCCTGCAGGATCTCCACGCTCTGGAGCAGGAACTCGAGGTGGGCCATATCGATGGCCCCGCAGGAGCCGGGGTCACGGAGCAGCTGCTCGGCCAGCGCGTCCTGCATTGTGACGGTGTAGCAGGTCTCCCCGACGATCTTCTCACCGTTCTCGATCTCTGCGGTGTCGTAAGTGATGTTCAGCTTCTTCATGGTTACCATTCTCCTTTCGCAGCTGCCTGGGCGATTGCCCGTTCTTCCTTCTCTTCGTCGAATGCCGCAGCGAACATCTGCAGCGCCTGGGTCTTGGTGATGGGCCCGAACTCCTTCACGAAGTAGGTGAAGGTGCGGTCATCCCAGCACTCGACGTAGCCATCGCCGCCCTTGGTATAGTTTGCCTTGGCCAGTGCGATGAACTCCTCGTAGGTCAATGCACGCTCTTTCATGGTTCAGTCCTCCTTGCTGTTGTACTCGTCGGTGTCCCGGCTGGATTCGCCCATCAGGAACACCCGATGCTTGTTGTTGTCATCCCGCAGCCAGTCACCGCCCAGAGCAGCGATGGTGAAGAGCATCCCCTGATACTGCCCAGCGGCAGCCACCCGAGTGCTGTCACCCAAGTCCTGCCGGTGCATGAGGCCCCACTGAGTATCCAGCCCAAGGGTTACGGTGCCCAGGTGGCGGCGCAGTTCATCTTTCTTCATGGCTCAACCCTCCTTCTCATCCATCCTGCGGAGATCCTCGCAGATTGCGTCTGCCTCTTCTTCGGAGAGGTCGTACTCCGCTACAAGCTCGTCCCGGTCTTCTGCCCGCCAGCCGCCGTCATACAGCGCCGCTGCGGATGCCCAATCATCACATCTCATTTTTCGTTTTCCTCCGTTATTTTTATTTCAAAACCCTTTCGGTGGCTGTATGTTACCTCTGCATGGAAACAAAGTCAAGTTGTTTTTGATTTATTTTTTAATTTCTTTTTGTTGTTGACTTTTGCCCCGGCAAGTCATATCCTTGTGGCAGAAAGGAGTGACCCAAGATGACCACATCAAGCCGAGTAAAGGCTCTTCTGGAGCTGACCGAGACCGACCAAAGCACTTTTGCCGTGGCTTTCGGGATGACCACCCCGCAGGCCATGAACAACAAGCTGAGACGGGACAGCTGGTCGGCCAGAGACCTCGCCAAGGCCGCCGCCCTCTGCGGCGCAAAGCTGGCGTTCATCCTCCCGGACGGCTCCCAGCTTATCCTCGCACCGGACGAGGAGTGACCGCTACACCACAAAACGCCCCGCGCTGAAGAGGACAAACCTCCCGGCGCGGGGCATTTTGCCTGCACACGGTTGCAACAAAATTCTAGTTTGTCGCAACATTCAGTGCAATACAAACTCTGTAGTCACGAAAAAGTGAGTGTTCATGCGGGTTTTCAGGCCAAAACATACAATGTCTACTCAAACTCTTATCCTGACCCTGAATAGAAGAAAATAAGAATACATACACGCGAGGGCACGCTTGATGCCCGCCCGCGTAGGGTTTATAGGAATTTCTGTATGCTTTGTTTCAGGTACGCAGCGCTCAAGTCGTAACGTTTTGGGCCCCTGGTTTGTGATACGATAATCCCAGATTACACCACGCGCCCGGTGTATAAGCGGCGCAGAGGGCACCGCGACCGGCAGCGCGAAACATCTGCTGTACGCCCTCCGGGAGGTAAAACCATGAAACGTGAGGATTTGAGAGCCATCGAGGGTCTGACCGAGGAGCAGATCAACGAGATCATGCGCCTGCACGGGCAGGACGCAGCCACCTACCAGGCCACTGTACAGGGCCTGCAGGCGCAGCTGGCCACCGCCCAGCAGGGACTGGCCGCCTTTGAGGGCGTGGATGTCAACGACCTGCGCAGTCAGATCACCAACCTGACGAACCAGCTGAACACCCAGGCTGCCGAGTACGCATTCAACAACGTGCTGCGCAGCGCTGCCCGGGAGGCAGGCGCTCTGGATGAGGCGGACGTGATCCAGCTGCTGCCGGACAGAGCTACACTGCGTGAGAGCAAGAATCAGGCGGAGGATGTCAAACAGGCATTCGCTGATCTCAAATCCCGCAAGCCGTACCTCTTCCAGCAGGGTTCCCCCGCCCCGCAGGATGGCGGCTCCGAACCGCAGCCGGGCAACGAGCCCCAGGGCAACCCGATCATCGTCCCGAAGCCCCGCAGCCAGGGTGGCAGTGCACAGCCCACCCTGCAGGAGTTTCTCCAGATGACCGGTGCCGAGCGCATGGCCCTGCGCACCCGCAACCCGGCGCTTTTCCAGCAGCTCTCCACACTGGTGAGAGCTGCACGACACTAACGAGGTAATGAGATATGCCTATCACCGGCACTTTTGGCGGCTTCCCGTTTGACCCCGAGGTCTATCAGGGCTTCGTAGATCAGGAAGCCACCTTCTCCGATTCCATCCTTGCATCCGGCATTCTGGCCAACGACCAGAGCATGGCCTCCGCCCTGGACAACGGCGGCGTGCAGGGTACCATCCGCTTTTACAACCCCCTCGACCCCGATCAGGACGCTCCTCTGGTGCGCGACGGCGTGGCCGACAACGTGCCCACCGAGATCTCCGGCGGCAAGCAGAGCTGGATTCGTATCGACCGCATGAAGGCCTGGAAAGCCACCGAGCTGACCCGTGAGCTGACCGCGGCTGATCCTATGGCTGCTGTGGCCCGCAACACTGGCCGCTACTGGCGCATGTACAAGCAGGGCCTGCTGGTCAAGCTGGTCAACGCCGCTCTGGGCGTTACCGGCCTGGAGAACCACTCTCTGACCGTCAAGACCGGCGGCGTGACCGCAAACCAGCTGATCGACGTGCAGCAGAGCGCCCTGGGCGATTTCTCCGGCAAGTTCGGCCTGCTGGTGGTGCACTCCAAGATCATGGCCGAGTATAAGAAGCTGGGCCTGCTGAACTACAACAAGTACACCATCACCAATGTGCTCCAGAAGGAAGTCAGCCTGCCCACCATCAACGGCCTGGTCGTCATCGAGAACGACCGCGGCACCGATGACGGCACCAACTACAACACCTTCCTGCTGGGTCAGGGTTCCGTTCTGACCGCAAACCCCAAGGTCATCTCCCCGGACACCACCGAGTACGATGCAGCCAAGGCAGGCGGTACGGACATCCTGTACAACAACCGCGCCTTCATCCTGCACCCCAACGGTCTGAGCTTCGACGCGGATAAGATTGCTAAGGAGACCCCCACCGACGCAGAGTTCACCACTTCCACCAACTGGAAGCTGAAGTTTGACCACAAGAACGTCCGCATGGGTAAGATCACCATTCCCAAGGCGAACTTTGCCGAGGCGTAACCTATGGACAGCTGGCTGACCTACTCCGATTTCAAGGAGAAGTACCCAGACAGCAGTCTGACTGAGCCGCAGTTCACGCCAATGGCCATCGACGCGGCGCTCTTCATCGAGAACGCTACACGTTGGTGCGCCAGCATCGCAGCTGAGCCGGAGCAGACAGAGCTTCTGGCCCTGTGCCAGGCCCGGCTGGTGGCCCTCTCAGAAGAGGTCAGCGCCAGCTGGGACGGTGTGACCAGCGTCAGCAACCACGGGTACACTGAGAGCTATGCATCCGGGCTGGATATGCAATCCTACCTCGGCGCACGGCAGCAGCAGATCGTGGAGCAGACCCTGAGCGCCCCGGTTACCCGCTGGATGCTGTACCAGGGCGGCGTGTACCACCCGCCCCGCAGACGCTGAAGGGAGGTCAACCGATGCGAAAGCCTCTCGGCGCAGACCAGACTGTCACCATCACTCACATCATCCGCAAGGGCACTGTGAGCAAGAGCTACACCACAGTACTGTCCGGTGTCAGCTGTCGTGAAGTCAGCAGCGCTCACGTAGAGACCCCCGGCTTTGCCCGGCAGGAGCAGACTTCGTTCTGCATCTTTCCCGGCCACACCACAGCAGCCCCGGAGGGGGCTGCTGAGAGCCCCAATCCGGCTGGCAGCACGTTCCTCACCCCCGAGGCATTCAAGGCCGCAGAGGCCGCGCTCCGGGGCCGTCAGTGGACAGTAGCGCTGGAGGACAAGGTGCTTCTGCCAAGCGGGCGCACCGGGACGGTAACGTGCGTCCAGGACAACCGCAGCGGACGTTGCCCTCACTGGTATGTGGAGGTGAGCTGATGGCCAACCCTCTGCTGAAGATCAACCAGCCCGCAGATGTCAAGCTGGGGCAGAAGGGCAACCTGAACCTCGGCATCTGCTGGAAAGCAGACCTCGCCGGGCAGTACACAGAAGCCTTTGAACGCATCCAGAAAGAGGCTGATGGCGAGTTTGTCCGGCTGGTAAAACCATACATTTCTCTGCGCACCGGCGCTCTGGCAGGCAGCACGAACGATCACACCGTTCTCGGCAGTGGGCAGATCGTGCAGGCCACGCCCTACGCCGCCGCCCAGTACTACCGGCTGCCCTGTGGCCGGGGCGTGCGGGAGGACGGACGAGGCCCCCACTGGGGCGAACGTTGTGTCAATGACCACGGGCAGGAGTTCATCTCCTTTGTCAAGGCCAGGGCGCAGAAGGAGCTGAAATGAACGAAACCAAGACCCCCGACATTCAGGCCATGCTGGAATGGCTGGCCTCCTGCCCGCTTGCCGCTTCTCTGAACAACGGCGATGTGGCGTTCTCCATCGACTATCTGGGCGCAGAGCCCTGTCAATTCTCCCTGGAGAGCACCCCGACCGCGCCGATTCTGGAGCAGTACATCAGGGGCAGCTTGAGGGCCAAGAACTACGTCTTGGCTTCTCGGATGAGCTACACCCAGAACGTGGTGGAGCAGGCCGCGAACAGCTCCTTCTGGGACGACTTCGCCGACTGGGTGGAGACGCAGACCTCCGCGCAGAACCTGCCCAAGCTGGCAGGTGATAAAAAGGCTGAAGCCGTGGTGTGCCTTTCCCCGGGGTACATCCTGAACCAGGATGCCAACACCTGCCGATTCCAAATTCAGCTTCAACTTCAATACTATCAGGAAGGGAGATAACCCTATGACTGTTTCCGAAACCCTGACCGCGCTCAAGACCAAGAAGGGCATCGTGCCCAGCGCGGACTACTCCGGCACCGAAAAGGCCGACGATTTCATCTTTGCAATCCAGACCGATGCCTCCACCCAGACCAAGGAGAGCGACTGGATCGTGTTTGCAGAGCGTGTCAAGGAGCACTCCGGTGCCCTGAACGCTTCCACCGAGGACGTGGCCTATATCCGTGCAGGCACTGTCACCGAGAAGGGCGAGACCCAGCGCACCTTCTCCCTGAACGGTAACCGCTGCGTGGGCGATCCTGCGCAGGATTTCCTGCTCTCCCACAAGGTCAAGTTCGGCTCCGGCACTGAGGTGGTTTTCCCCTACATCTACTTCAGCGCAAAGACCGGCAAGGGCGAGAAGGGCGAAGCCGCCTTCATCGTCAATGCTGATGCCAGCGGCTCCGCCAGCAACTCTGCAGGTTTTGCCTGCGACGTGAAGGGTGTTGGCGTTCCGGCTGAGTTCAACTACCTGACCCTGACTCAGGCCGACACGCAGTCCACCAAGGCTGCCAAGGTCTGATAACAACACCACACAGCCCTCGTTCCCCGGTGAACGGGGGCCCTTTTTGTAACAGGAGGATTTTCCATGATCATCAACGGCATTGAATTTGATTTTTCCACCCTGAACGCCAACGACGTGGATCGGATGCTGGCTGCACAGACCCGGCAGCAGGAACGTGCCCGGACGGAGGGCAGCCGCTACACTCCCGAGAGCGATTACCCTGCCTGGCTGCGCTTCCAGTGCCGCATCTTTATGGACTACCTGGACGAAGTTCTGGGCGAGGGTGCTTCTGAGAAACTGGGGTTGGACGGCAGCAACTTCAACGCCTGCCTGACGGTCAGCAAGGCCTTTGCCAAGGCCATGGCCGCAGAAAAGGCCAGTGCCAGCGCGCTGATCCACCCCGCCGAGGAGCGGGCGCAGGTTTCGGCAGCACAGGTTTCGGCAGCACAGGCCATCCCTGCCCCCATGAACCGTGAGCAGCGCCGGGCCGCAGTCAAGGCACATCCCGCCGTGGTGGATTTCCGGGCACAGGAAGCGGCAAAGGCCGCCCGTCGTGCCCAGCTGATGGCAGAGCTTGAGGCACTGGACAATGCATGACCTGCTGACGGACACCCTGCCCACCGAGTGGGAGGGCCGCGCCATCGACCCTGACTTCCGGCCCATGATTTGGCTGCTGATCCGCACCCGCCGCGCCAAGACTGACGAGGACAGCGCCCGGATGATTTGTGAAGCCGTTCAGCGGTTCTTTGTAGAGCCGGTGCCCGGAGTGCAGTACCAGGAAGCTTTTGAGTCTCTGGTGCGCTTCTGCCAGGGCGGCGGCCCCGAGGACGAGGAGCGCACCGGGGCTGGCAGCGGCGACCCACAGGACGAGCCCGTGCTGGACTACCGGTGTGATGCCGACTACATCGTGGGGGCCTTTCAGCAGGCCTACGGCATCGACCTGACCACCGACAAGGTGCACTGGTGGCGCTTCAAAGCGCTGCTGCACGCCCTGCCGCCGGAAACGCCGCTGGGCAAGATCGTGGAGATCAGGGGCAAGGATACCTCCGGTATGGACAGGGCCGACCGGGACTACTACGAGACCCTGAAAGAGCGTTTTGCCCTGCCGGATGGGCTGAAGGGGGTGAAGCGGCGCGAAACCCTGCAAGAGCACGAGGACGCTTTCCTCGACCGCTTCGGTTGATTCCCGCGCCCCGGTGCCCTGCCCCTTCTGCGGCAGGGCGCTGCCCGTGTGGGCTGCTCCCGAAGCCCGCGCCCACGGTTTGTGGGTAAAATGCAAAAACCCCGCATGTAAGCGTGAGGTAGAAATCAAGTTATAGCAGCCTGTGCCCCTGTGCCCGCGCTCCGAATGAGAGGTGGACACAGTGGCAGATTACAGTATTACCGGCGATACCCGGCTGGACGCAAGCGGCTTCAATAAGGGCCTGAGCGCGATGTCGGTAGCCGCAGGCAATTTGATCTCCGGGCTGACGCAAGCTGCCACCGGAAAACTGACAGAGCTGGCAAAAACTTCTGTCGGTGTCGGCATGAGCTTCCAGTCCTCCATGTCCCAGGTGGCTGCCACCATGGGCGTGGGTGTGGATCAGATCCAGAACCTGACGGACAAGGCCAAGGAGATGGGCAGCACTACGGCGTTCACTGCTACACAGGCAGCGGACGCTCTGAACTATCTGGCGCTTGCTGGCTACGATGCCAACAAGGCTGCTGAGGTGCTGCCCAGCGTCCTGAACCTGGCCGCAGCGGGTGGCATGGATCTAGCCTATGCGTCCGATCTGGTCACCGATGCTATGGCCTCGCTGAACCTCGAGGCCAACAAGCAGAATGTGGACGAGTTCGGCAACAAACTGGCTAAGGCGGCCAGCAGGGCGAATGCAAATGTCAGTCAGCTGGGCGAAGCTATCCTGACGGTTGGCGGCACCGCCGCCAACCTGAAGGGCGGCACCACGGAGCTGACCACCGCACTGGGCCTGCTGGCAAACGTCGGCATCAAGGGCGCAGAGGGCGGCACCCACCTGCGCAACATCATCCTGTCCCTGCAGTCCCCCACCGATGATGCCACCAAGCTCATGGAGCAGCTGGGCCTGCAGGTGTACGACACGCAGGGCAATATGCGCGGTCTGGACGACATCCTGACCGACCTGAGCGGCTCTCTGGCTGGATTGACACAGGGGCAGAAGGACAGCGTCATCAACGCGCTGTTCAACAAGACCGACCTCGCAGCCGTCAACGGCCTGTTGGCGGCGCAGGGTGAGCAGTGGGAGTCACTGGCCCAGCAGATCGACGCAGCGGGCGAGGCAGCCGGTGACTCCGGCGCTATGGCCCAGATGGCAGAGACACAGCTGGACAACCTGCAGGGCTCCGTCACCATCATGCAGAGCGCCCTGGAGGGCCTGCAGCTGGGTATTTACGACTATCTGGAGCCCAGCCTGAACGAGGCCGCCAAGTGGGGCTCCGAATGCTTCTCTACCCTGACAAAGGCCCTGTCTGAGGGCGGCCCGGAAGCGATGCTTCAGGCAGCGGGCCAGATCATCTCCGATCTGTCCGCCAGCGTGACCGCACAGCTGCCGGGGCTGGTAACCTCCGGTACAGAGATCATCGTTCAGCTTGCAGAGGATATCGTAGCAGCTACACCTGCAATGCTTGATGCTGCTGCCGGTGTGATGGATGCTCTGGTACAGGGCATCGTTGATAACCTTCCCTCGTTGATTGACAGTGCCACAAAGGTCATCGTTCAGTTCACCCACTATCTGTCAGACCATGCAGGAGACCTGATGGACGCGGGCATCCGGCTGCTGGAACAGCTCATCATCGGCATCACCGACAACCTGCCCCAGCTGATCACAGCAGCAGCGGAATTGATTGCAAAGTTCTCTGCCGCGCTGGTCTCCCATCTGCCAGATCTGCTGAACTGTGGCGCGGCCCTGCTGACCACTCTGGTAGACGGCATTCTCCGCAGCATCGAGAACCTGGGCGAAGCCGCCCTCGCCTGCATCGCAAAGCTCACCGGCGTGTGGGACGGCAGTATGGATGAGTGGGGCCACATCGGCGAGAACATCGTCACCGGCCTGCTGAACGGCATCACCGGGATGTGGGACACGCTGGTGTCCACAGTCAAGGGCAAAGTCAACGGCATGGTAAGCACCGTCAAGAACGTGCTGGGCATCCACTCGCCCTCGAAGGTGTTCACCGAGATCGGCGAAAACGTCACGCAGGGCCTTGTCAACGGCATCAATACCGGTGCACCGGCGGCAGAGCAGGCCATCCAGAACATTGCCCAGACCCTCTCCACCAACGGGCCGGATTTTGCTACCGTAGGAGCTACCATCACGGAGCAGTTCCGCACCAAGCTCACCGAGGGCTGGGCGCAGATCCAGGCCGACATCCAGACGGATGCGCTGGGGGCCATCGAGACGCTGGCAACGGCCCTCAAAAACGGCGACCTCGAGAGCCTGGGTCTGTGGGCGGCCAGCTACTTCTGGCAGGCCTGCACCAAGGAGCAGCAGACCCAGATCAACAGCATCGCTCTGGGGGCGCTCAACCAGCTGGGCAGCGCTTTGAGCGGCGTGTTCGGGAATCTCTCTCAGCTGGCCATGGGGCTGGTGGCGCAGTTCGTGCCCGCTGCGGCCAGCGCAACCACGAGCCAGATTGCCCTGAACACCGCCATGGATGCAAACCCCATCCTCTTCGTCATCTCCCTCATCGGGATGCTGGTGGGTGCCCTGCTGAACTTCTCCGGCAAAAACAAGGACGTGGCCAACGCTTTCCAGAATGTCTGGGCGGGCGTTGAGGACTTTATGAGCTACATCTTCGAGGGCCTGATGCGCATCGTGGCGGCGGGCATCGAGGGCTTTGTCATCCTCATCAACGGCCTCATTGGCATGTATAACTCCGTGGCGTGGCACTGGGGCGGCCATATGGATTACATCAGCAATCCAGCCTGGAACTTTGCCAACCAAATTGCCGCCGACCGCAAAGCCCGGCAGGCCGAGCGAAAAAAGCAGCAGGAAGCTGCCAACAACCCCAGCAGCTCCGGCACCTCCGCCAGCTCTCAGAAGGTCATCGAGAGCATGACCGACACCAGCAAGACCACCAATGCTGACGGCAGCACCGTGACCACCAAGGTGCTCACCGAGAAGCTGCAGGACGAGACCGGCAAGATCACCCAGCGGGTGACCAAGACTGTCACCGAGGCGGGTACCAAGCTGGTGGACGGCGTGGAGCGCTCCTACAAGACCGTGACCACCTATGTGGACGGGGTTCAGACAAAGTTGGAGCGCAGTTTGGATGACATCGCCAAGACCACCACAGGCACAAAACCCGGCTCCACCACGCCGACGGCCCCCACCCCGGACAAAGACCTGACCGACGCTGTGGAGGCCAACACCGAGGCCCTGCTGGCCGCAAACAGCAAGCTGGCCGAGATGGTGCGGCAAGCCGATTCTCTGGTGCTATCGGACAACATGGCCATCAGCCGGTCTGTGGCCGCTTCCGGCACGGCACAGGTGGCCGCAGCCGCCAACAACTACCACCGGGAGGGTGACACCAACATCATCCAAAATATCTACTCCAAGGCCCAGACGGCGGCAGACCTCCAGCGGGAAGCCCGCTGGGAAGCCGACCGGGCCAAGGCCCAGAAACGATGAAAGGAGGGCTCCACAATGCCATTCAGAAAAGACCATTTGCAGCTGGTCACGGATGCCGGGGCCACTCTCGACATCGGGTGGGCTTACGGCACGCCCTACTCCCTCGACCCCATCAATGGCGTAGACGTGGACGTGCAGACCGCACAGGGCGTGAACCAGGTGGGCGTGAGCGTGGAGCGCCAGAGCGTGGCCGGGGTGAGCCGTGAGCTCATCATCCACTGCCACAGCTCCCACGGCGATGCGGATGCGGAATTACTGCTGGAAAAGCTGCCCTATTTCACCAGCGGCACAATGTATTTCGAGGATAAATTCTTCTGTCGTTTCGTGCTTTCCAAGACCCCCTACACAAAGAGCATCCACCCCTACCCGGTGTTGGCCTTCATGCTCTTCTGCCCGAAACCCTTCTGGTACGACCTGACCGCCCAGAGCTTCTGCATCAACGGCTTTGTGCCCAGCTTCAGGCTGCCCATCAATTACAGCACACCCCACCGTTTCGGCGTGCGCACCTCCATCGGCTGGCTGAATGCCTATAACCCCGGGGCGCTGGCAGTGCCCTTCACGGCCACCCTCAAGAGCGACGGCGCAGTGGTCAACCCCACCGTGCTGAACATCATCACGGGCCAGAGCATCCGCATCCTGACCACCCTGACCCCGGGGCAGGTCATCGAGATCTACCGCACCACCACCGACAAGCTGGCCGTCAAGCGGACAGAGGACGGCACGGAGGAGAACATTTTCGCCCTGCTGGACGAGGACAGCGACCTGCTGGAGCTGGCCCCCGGGGACAACTTACTCAAAGCCACCGCCGACAGCGGCGAGACCAGCCTGCAGGCGACGGTGCGCTTTTACCCCATGGTTTCGGGCATTCTGCCGGAGGTGATCGCATGACGCTGGATGTGCTGGATGAACTAACTCTTGCCCGGCTGGGCCGGGTGGAGGTATGGGTGAGCCTTTACTGGGACGAGCCCTACAACACCGAGGGGAGCATGACGCTGGAAGTCAGACCCACCGAAGAGAACCTTTCCCTGCTCCGGGAGGGCCGCTGGCTGCGCCGCAGTGACAGCGACGTGCCCATGCGCATCTGCCACCGGAGCAACGAGAATCAGGACAGCAACTTAGTGGTCACCGGTTTCCCGGGAACGTGGATCTTCACCAAGCGGGCCGGTACCTCCATCGTGAAGAACGAGAACGCCGAAGCCGCCATGCGCAGGCTGGTCAGCGCCATGCAGCCGTGGCCCAAGCTGGAGCTGGGTGAGCCGGTAGGCTTTGACACCACCTACACCGCCCAGACCTCCGGCGGCAGCATCATGGACTACCTGATGACCATCGGTGCGGCCTGCGACCTGGGCTTCCGGGTGCGGCTGGCAGGCAAGAACGACCAGAAACGGCTCCTGTTCGAGGTCTACCGGCCCACCGCCGACCCCAACAACCGCTTTTCCACCAAGTGGGGCAACTTGCAGCAGGCTGCGTGGGCCTTTGGTGACAGCGACTACGCAAACGTCGCCGTGGTGCAGGGGGCCGGTGAGGGCGAGAACCGGGCCACCGTGACCGTGGGCCTGACGGATGCCACCGGAGCCGACCGGCGGGAGCTCTATGTGGATGCCCGGGATGTGCAGCCGGACGAGGAAAAGGGCGAGACCAACAAGAGCGAAGCCTACCTCGAGCGGCTCATGGCCCGGGGCACCAACAAACTGCTGGAACAGCTGCGCACCGGCTCCATTGAGCTGACCATCGATGCCGAGGGCCTTTCCCCCGGCGACGTGGCCTTCTGCACCATCCCGGAGCTGGGCTACAAGGCCACCGTCCGGGTGGCCGATGTCATCACCCAAAGCCAGAGCGACAGCACCACCCGCACCGTGCGGCTGGGTACGCCGGTCTGGCGCAAGCTGTAAGGACTGTAAGGAGATGATCTTTTGAGCAAAATCGTTTTATACCCTGCAAACGGGTTCGACTTCGATGCCGCAGACGTGGCGGCCTACCTTGCGGGCCGCACCAGCGGCGTGTTCAGCTCCGCTGAGGACTTCCCGGTGACAGCCGCAGGCGGGCTGACGGTCACCGTGGGCGCGGGCCGTGGCTGGGTGCACCCCAGCCGTTTCACCGGCTACTCCATCACCAAGCGGGAGAGCGACATCCTGACCATGCCACTGGCCGACCCGTCTCTCCCCCGCATCGATCGAATCGTCATGCGCTATGATGCCGGTGCCAGAGCCGCCAGCCTGCAGGTGCTGCAGGGCATGGCATCCAGCACACCCACGGCCCCCGCCATCTCCCGCACCGAGCTGATCTACGACCTCTGCCTTGCCGAGATCACCCGCCCGGCAGGCTCCACCAGCATCACCACGGGCCAGATCACCGACACCCGGCTGGACGAGGCGCTCTGCGGCATCGTGCGGGACAGTGTGACCGGCATCCCCACCGACGAGCTGCTGGCCGCTGCCAGGGAGCGCATCAACGCACTGGAGGAGAAAGCCACCACCAGTGCCGCTGCCGCCAAGGACAGCGCGGAAGCAGCCAAGAGCAGCGAGACCAAGTCCGCCGCCAGCGAGAAGAATGCCAAGACCAGTGAGATCGCTGCCAAGCGAATCCTGACGGATACGCAGAACGCGGTGAAAACGGTCACCGCCGATATGAATGCCGCTGCGGGGAGCGCTTCCACCGCCGCCGCCAAGGCCGGGGAGGCATCCACCAGTGCGGGAGCTGCAAAGGCCGATGCCGACCGGGCAGAGAAAGCCAGCACCGACGCGGCCAATGCGGCCACCAATGCTGTGAGGCAGGCCAAAGAAGCCGGAACCTTTGATGGCCAGTCGGCCTATGCGCTGGCTGTTCAGCTGGGGTTCACCGGCAGTGAAGCCGCATGGATTGCCAGCCTGAAAGGCGCAAAGGGCGACAAAGGAGATACCGGTGCGCAGGGCCCCGAGGGTGCCACCGGAGCCACCGGCCCACAGGGGCCGCAGGGACCCACCGGTGCAACGGGAGCCAGAGGTCCCACCGGAGCTACCGGCCCGCAAGGCCCGGCGGGTGCTTCAGCGGTAGCAGCAAGCGGCAGTAACTGGGTAAGATTTTCAGACGGAACACAGATCTGCTGGGGAAATGGCCATGATACACAGAATTTCCCTGTAGCCTTTACCAATACAAGCTACTCTTGCGTTGGTTCCTTCAGCGAGGATGGTATAAAACTTTATAATTTTAGGTTTACAGAAAAAACAACAACGTCTATGAACATCGTCGATTCAAGTGGTTATAATGTCGAATGGGTCGCCTATGGCCGCTGGAAGTGAGGTGAACGCAAATGGAGATCAAACTCGGAACCAAAATCCCGAAGCCGGTTATCACGCAGGAAGAATGTGATGCCTATTCTGCCGTTGTGGATGCCATCAACGCCCACAATGCAGCGGCTGCCGTTGGCGAGGCTCTGTGGAGCATGGACGACCAGCCGGAGGCTTACGTTGTGGTGGAGGCCGGCACGAAGCCAGACCCTGCCGATGCACCGAAGCCGACCCCTACACTGGAGGAGCG